CGGCGGCGCGCATAACGGAACAGGAACCGACTACTCAAACGGGGGTCTTGGCGGCGGAGGTGGCGGCGCTGGGTACCAACAACAGGGCGTTGGCGGAGGGTCTGCAAAAAATGCAGGAACAGACGGTAACGGGTCCGGTAGTCCGTCAGGCGGCCCTGCTGGAGCAAATACTGGCGGAGGTGGCGGTGGTAGCAGAGGAGGCGGTTATACAGCAGGAACAGGAGGGTCTGGGATTGTAATTATACGCACTGCTACAACAGCTTCATCTACTACGGGATCCCCTACTGTAACGACAGTTGGGTCAGATAATGTGTATGAGTTTACCGGATCAGGGAGCATAACGTTCTAATGGCACACTTTGCTGAAATCGGATTAGACAACACTGTGCTTCGCGTGATTGTTGTCAATAACGCAGAGCTACTTGATGGCAACGGCGTAGAGCAGGAATCGCTTGGCGCTGATTTCTGCCGCGACCTGTTTGGTGGCACATGGGTGCAGACCAGCTATAACGGAAACATACGTAAAAACTTTGCCGGGCCGGGTTGTACTTATGACTCTGATAGAGACGCTTTTATACCACCCAAGCCTTTTGCAAGCTGGACACTGGACGAAACAACGTGCCGGTGGGAGCCTCCAACGCCGTATCCTGACGATGGGCAGATGTATTCATGGGATGAAGACTCTACCTCTTGGGTTGAGGTGGCATAAATGTTAATGACGCAAACAGAGCTAAATAACTTGTTTGGTCAAGTAAACGATGCTTTCAAAGAACAAAAAGAAAAAATACAAGCGTTACAAAAACAATTAGACAGTTTGGAGGCGAAAGTTAATGCCCAAGAAAAAAGACCCAAGGCTGGAGCGAGCAGGAGTAAGCGGGTACAACAAGCCGAAGCGGACGCCTAATCACCCTAAGAAAAGCCACGTAGTTGTTGCTAAGGAAGGCGACAAAGTTAAAACTATTCGGTTTGGTGAGCAAGGCGCCAAGACAGCAGGGAAACCAAAGGCTGGTGAGTCGGAACGTATGAAAAAGAAACGGGCGTCATTTAAAGCAAGGCACAGAAAAAACATCAGCAAAGGCAAAATGTCTGCAGCTTACTGGGCAGATAAAGTTAAATGGTAACAGAAGTACAACCTATTAGTTCTGTACCTACGCAGTACACAGAGCGTCACGTAACTTACAAAGTATGGGACGGTCAGTTAGTTGAAGGCACAGAAAAAGTTAGAGCTACAACAACAGATGTTACTGTGTACGACCACGACGGTCACGTAACTACAAACTCTAAAGTTTACACAAGAGAGTACTACGCATGAAAGTTTCAGCACCAAAAGGTTACCACTGGATGAAAAACGGTAACAGTTACAAGTTGATGAAAGATCCTGCAGGTGGATATAAGCCCCACAAGGGTGCGTCTAAGTCTGCAAACTTTGAAGTGCAAAAAGTCCACAAAGGAAAATAGGAGGTTGTAATGGGTTACGGAATGGGTGCGTACAAGTCTAAGCCTAAAAAGAAAAAGAAGAAGGTAAAAAAGTAATGCCAAATACTAAACCTAAACCTAAGATGTATACGCAAGCGCAAGTTGACAGAATGATTGCACAGGCTAAAAAAGATGCTGCTAATCCTATTCCTTCAGCTAAAAAACAAGCTGCAATGAAAAAGAAAATTGGTCAGAAAAGACTTGACGCTAAAATGAAAACAGCAGCTCGACGGAGCAGTTCTCGTGGCCGTTAAAAAGAAAAAAGCAAACGATGTGTGTGCAAAGAAGGTCAAAGCCCGTTACAAGGTCTGGCCTTCTGCGTATGCGTCTGGTGCCGTAGCTAAGTGCCGCAAGGTTGGTGCTAAAAACTGGGGTAAAAAAAGTGGCCGTAAGAAAAAGTAAAAAAGGAGCCGCACTCAAGAAGTGGTTTAAAGAAGAGTGGGTTGACGTGAAGACCGGGAAGCCATGTGGTCGTAAGTCTGCCACTAAGTCTAAACGTCCGTACCCTTCCTGTAGACCCAAAGCTGTGGCTGAAAAGATGACAAAAGCTGAAAAAGCCTCGTCATCTAGGCGTAAAACAGGCCCAGCTAGGATTAAACACGCAGTAACAGCATCAGGAAAAAGGCGTAAAAATACCAAAAAAAAGACTTGACTTTTAAGTAAAAGTGTGATATAATAACATTTAAGTATACAAGAGATAACCTTATGGCCTCGCTAGACCAAGAAACACAACAGTACTACGATAATTACTTCACCCTGTTTTCTACTGATGGTTGGAAACAGTTAACTGAAGAACTTCAACAGAATGCTTTAGTGATTAACAGTGTAGAAGCTACTAAAGATGCAAATGATTTATATATGCGTAAAGGACAAATAAACGTCTTAGCCTATATTCTTAATTTAGAATCTACTACTAATAATAATTACGAAGAGCTTAACAACAATAATGATTAAAGTATTTGACTTCCGTTGTACTAACGGACACATCTTTGAAGATTTTGTAGACAGTACTTGTACAGCCACTAGGTGCGGTTGTGGTGCTAACGCTACAAAGATCGTTTCAGCAACGCCGTGTATTCTTGATGGCTCTACTGGTGACTTCCCCGGAAGACACATGAAGTGGGTACGAGAACACGAAGAAGCTGGGCGAAAGGGTAGGGAAGCTCGCCAGAGTCAATCCCAATAACAATAATCTCCATAACCTAAAAAGGCGGGGTAACTTTAGTGATGTCAAGAGCGACAATTATTGATGAGCGTCCAGAAGAGGAGCTTGAAACAACAGACCAACTCGATACTCAGGATACAATAGAGATTCCTCAAGAAGAGGAACAACCTCAAGAACCTGATGTTCCAGAAAAGTACCAAAATAAATCTGTAGAAGAACTTGTACAGATGCACCAAGAGCTAGAAAAGTTTTCTGGCAAACAGAGTACGGAAGTAGGTGAGTTACGTAAAGTTGTTGATAGTTACATTCAGACAGAACTCTCAAACCAACCAGCACCTCAACAACAGCAACAACAAGACGAAGAAGTAGATTTTTTTGTAGATCCGCAGAACGCTGTAAACAGGGCAATTGATAACCATCCTAAGATTAAAGAAGCAGAAGCTTACACTCAACAGTACAAACAACAGGCTACTCTTGCACAGCTTAAATCTAACCATCCAGAAATGGATACTATCTTGCAAGACCCAAAGTTTGCTGAGTGGATCAAAGGATCAAAGGTTAGAACTAAACTGTTTGTAGAAGCAGACCAAGGGTACGATTATGATTCTGCTGACGAACTTTTTACGCTTTGGAAAGAACGTAATCAAGTGGTTCAGCAGACGGCTCAAGCTGAAAAAGCAGCCCGTAAGAGTGCCGTAAAGTCTGCAACAACAGGCAACGCTCGTGGTACAGCAGAAGGATCTCGTAGGAAAGTCTATCGTCGTGCTGACATTATTAAACTTATGAAAACCGACCCAGACCGATACAACGCTTTGTCAGATGAGATTCTACAAGCATACGCAGAAGGTCGGGTCAAATAGCCTTAAAGGAGATTTATCATGGCTACAGCAACTTATCCCGGCGCGGCTGGTAATACCGCCCTAACAGAAGCGGCAACTTTTGTACCAGAAATTTGGTCCGACGAAATTATTGCCGCCTATCAAAAGAACTTGAAGATGGCACCCCTTGTCAAGCGTCTCGCTATGACTGGCAAGAAGGGTGACGTTATTCATATCCCGAAGCCCACTCGTGGTGATGCCAACGCTAAGGCGGCTGATACTGCGGTAACGATCATTGCCAACACAGAGTCAGAGTTGCAGGTTACCATTAACCGTCACTTTGAGTACTCACGTCTGATTGAGGACATCGTAGAGGTACAAGCATTGTCATCTCTGCGTCAGTTCTACACTGAAGACGCTGGTTACGCTCTGGCTGTACAGGTTGATACTGACCTGCACTCTGCTGGCACTGGCTTTGGTGACGGTGGCGCTATTGTCTACTCAGGCTCCGTAGCACCTACTGACTACCAACACAGTGGCTGTTTCTTTAACGACGGTGGTACTACCACTCAGTACACTGATGACACTCTGGTAGCTGGTGATGATTTCACGGATGCTTTCTTCCGCGACATGATCCAAAAGCTGGATGACAACAACGTACCAATGGAAAATCGTAACCTGATTATTCCGCCTGCAACGCGCAATGCGATTATGGGTATTGATCGGTATGTGTCTTCTGACTTTGTAAGTGGTCAGTCAGTAAACAGTGGTCTTATTGGTAACCTGTACGGTGTAGACGTTTACGTTTCTGCCAACTGTGCAACCATTGAGGCAGCTGCTGACAACACTGCTGGCACTGTCGATACTCGTGCGGCTTTGCTGTTCCACAACGAAGCAATCGTTATGGCTGAACAGATGGCTGTTCGTTCTCAGACTCAGTACAAGCAAGAGTACCTGTCTACTCTGTACACTGCTGACACCCTCTACGGTGTTCAGGTGTATCGTCCTGAAGCTGGTTTTGTTCTGGCAGTACCTTCTGCCTAATAGAACTACGGGGGTCGCAATGGCCCCCTTTCTCTTTCTCTTGCTAGGAATAACCAATGGCTAACTACACCAAGACTACTGACTTTGCAGCTAAAGATACTCTGCCCGGTGGCGATACCAACAAGGTTGTTCGCGGCACAGAGTTTGAAACAGAATTTGACGCTATATCGACTGCGATTGCTACGAAGTCTGATACAGCAAGCCCTACTTTTACCGGCACAGTTACCGTTCCTACCGCTGACATTAACGGCGGTAACATTGATGGAACCATAATAGGCGCTTCTACAGCCGCCGCTGGTACATTTACTAACTTAACTGCTAGTGGCACTGTTAACTTTAGCGGTGCAACTATTAGCAACCTTGGGACGATTACGACCGCCAACTTAGATGGTGGTACAGCAGATAACATTGTTATTGGTGGCGCAACGCCAGCGGCAGGAACATTTACTACGCTTGCGTCTACTTCACTTACGGTAGGCGGCTCATCTGTATTAACTAGCGTTGCGTTTTCAGATATTGACGCTGGTGCAGTCACACTTTCGACTGAAACTTTTTCAGATGTAGATAACCAGATTCCTACTAATGCCGCTGTTATTGACTACGTTGCGGGTGCTATTCCCGGTATTGCAGAAGTTAACGATCTTAGCACTGTTGTAACGTGGGCTGATGTTCCTGATGCAAATATCACTCAGTCATCTGTAACCCAGCATCAAGCGGCTTTATCCATTACTGCTAGCCAGCTTAGTGATGTTACGTCTACTGCTTCAGAGTTGAATATCCTTGATGGTGTGACATCTACCGCCGCAGAGTTAAATTTAGTTGATGGATCATCTGCGAATACTGTTGTTAATTCAAAAGCTGTTATTTATGGGTCAGCGGGGGAATTGACAGCTACTCAGGTAGACATTACTGGTCAGGGCGATCTTAGACTTCAGGATAGTTCCGGTGGCGAATACGTTGCTTTGCAGGCTCCTGCAACCGTTGGCTCTAGCTTTACGCTGACATTGCCAACAGCCGATGGCACAGCAGACCAAATGCTTAAAACTGATGGGTCAGGAAACCTTGGTTTTACCACTGTTGCGTCAGGCGGCTTAACGCATTTATCCACTGTTACAGCAAGCGGTGCATCAACTGTAGATATAGAAACTACGTTTGATTCTACCTATGACACATACCAGTTAATAATGACCGACGTTACTGTTAGCACTGACGGTGCAAATTTGCTTATGAGGCACAAAGTTGGTGGTTCATATATCACAACTAGCACATACGATTATGTAACAAGGCGTTATGATACTGATGGCACTGTAACTAGCTATTCCAACGGTTTTGGCAACGCGTCAAACATTAGCGTAATGGCAGGTGTTGGCAACGCTTCTCATGCAACTGCTGACCTTGTGATGTACATATCTAATCCAACTGATACGGCAACTCGCAAAATTACTAGATGGCATGGTAATTATTTTGAGGATGACAACGACATTCACTACGTATGGGGTATTGGTTTTAATTCAGGAACGGCGGCGTTAACAGGCATTCGTTTTTATCTTTCAACAGGAACCATTACTGGTACGTTCCGTCTTTATGGAATTACCAAAGGATCATAAGGACAAAATATGACTAGATACCACGCAACAGCCAATGGGAACGCTCCTTTTACTGCCGAAGAAGAAGCTGAATTTGATGCGGCAGAAGCGGCATGGACTGCGGATGCTGACAACCGAAAGGCAGAAAAAGAACGTGCCAAAAGAGATAGATTGTTAGTTGATACGGACTGGCGAGCATCTAGCGATCTAACACTGTCAACAGAATGGGCAACATACCGCCAAGCTCTTCGTGATGTGCCGGGGCAGTCAGGGTTTCCACAGACTATCACATGGCCTACGAAGCCAGAGTAAACTATGGACCCCGTATCTTTGGTAGCAATGGCGTCTACTACGTTCAAGGGCGTACAGATACTTGTATCTAAAGGTGCTGAAATTGAACACGTAGCTCAGAAGTTAGGACACTGGTACGGCTTAGTTTCTGACATAAAAGAAGCTGAAAAAGAAGCAGAAAACCCACCTTTATTTAAAAAGATGTTTGCTGGTGATTCTGTAGAACAACAAGCACTCAACGCTGTTATAGCCAAGAAGAAAATAGAAGAGCAAGAAAAACAAGTAAGAGAACTAATTACTTGGGCATACGGAGTTGAGACGTACAAAGAAATGATGCAGATGCGGAAGGACATAAAAGCCAAACGTGAACGCATAATCTACAAACAAAGACGCAGACAAAGACGTATGTTAGACGTATCAGCAATCATTACGGGTCTAATAGTTTCTGGTGGAGTTGTCTGGACTACTGCAAGTATTATACAGGGGTTGAGTAATGGATGAGTCCGCAAAACAAATTGTTGACGTAATGAGCGTAGGAACTATGTTAGGTACTATCAGTGCAATTCTTCCTCCTATATCTGCCACGTTTACTATTGTATGGGTAGGCATCAGGATATGGGAAACCGATACAGTCCAAAGTTTTAGGAACAAGGACAAAGACTAAGGTATGTGGACTGCACTCATAGGCCCTATCGCTGGACTCGCTAAGAACTGGTTAAACAACCGACACGAGCAATCACAAGCCAAACACGTAGCTAAGATGGAAGTCATCAAGAACACAGCTACGTGGGAACAAGAGATGGCTGCTGCTAGTACAACCTCGTGGAAAGACGAGTGGTTTACTGTGGTACTGTCGATGCCCCTGTTGGCTGTGTGTTACGGAGTGGCTATGGATGACTTGAGTATTATGCAACGGGTAGGTATGGCGTTTACTGAGCTAGACAAACTACCTGATTACTACCAGTACTTGCTTTACGTAGCAGTCACGGCCAGCTTTGGTATACGTGGTGCTGACAAGCTAATGCAGATGAAGGGTAAGTAGAATGGCTGTAGGTATGTTTAGAACAGGCGGCGATAATACCAGCACTACAGGAGGCGTCACAGTTACTGTAGCACCCGGAGTAGGTTTACCCGGAAAAGTTGATTACGGTCAAATACCTTCTGATCTGCTCATTAACACAGATATTCAGCGTGAGTTTTTTCTAGACTTTATGGAAATTTTTAGAGAATCTCAAGCAGAAGATGATGGGAGATTAGAACGACAGACTCAAGCGGCAGAGTGGCTTCGTGTTCTTGGTGAGTATGCTGTTGGTAACGCAACAGAAGAAGATTTAAAAGCAGTAGACGTTAGCGATCTTGCTGAAATGCCCGGATGGTCAGAGTACTACTCTGGTGTTGTAGGCGAAGAAGTAGACACTAGTAAAGATGCTAGTGCAATATCAGACGAAGATGCTATTTCTACTGTTATGGCTAAAGTTCCTGACCAACTTAAAGGACTTATTACTGAAGACAATATAATTAAAGTTCTTGAAGAAGTAGCAAAGATAAACGATCCTATGGCTCAGATAAAAAGAGACATGGGTGCTGGTGTTGAAATTGAAATTTTTAAAGACTGGCGAACATGGAAAGTATTTGGTCCTCTTGCTATTCCCGGTGTGCCTCTTCCTCCGGGTATTATTGATGTAACTTTAGGAGACATAGAAAAAGCAGTACAAAACGCAGGTGAAGCTGTTGAAGGAGCCATTAGTTCTGTTGGTGATTTTGTAAACAAGGTACTAACGGATCCTACAGGCACTTTAAAAGACATCGGCACCACGATTATGGGTACTGTAAAAGGTGTTGTTGATGGAACCATAGACGATCCTTGGGGTGGTACTATGGGCGGTTTTGAAGGATGGGTCAAAGGGATACTAGGTAACGTTGTAGGTGGTGCAGTCCTCACAGATATTTACGACACTGCAAAAGGTTTAATTGAGCCTAAAGACATAGGCACTACTGCTGTTGTTGGCGGTACTGACACAGATACTGACGACAAAGAAGATTCTACAGATAGGTTTAGTCAAATACTAGGAACTGTTCAAGATACTTTAAAAACAGATGACGTAGTAGACATTGGAGCAGACAGTACTTTAGACGATGACACCACTACTACTGTTGGTGGAGACCCAAACTCTACAGATGTTTTTTCTTCTCTCTTGGGTACTGTAACAAGCAATTTAGAAGTAACTGATACAAAAAAGTCAGATGATACTGTACTTGTTGGTGGAGATTTAAACGATTCTGATGATGATTACCCAGCTAGGGGTACGTATGCCAGTGCTTACTGTGAAACAAGAGGCGACACTGGTGGAACGTTAGTAACAAGCTACCACGACGGTGCAGGAGGAACTTATTCAAAAAGTTCTTTTAGTTCTTCTTGTAAAACAACTATCCCCGGTGGTGGGGCTACAGTTGACGATACTGATACTACCAAAGTTATTGTAGGTAGTGTAATTGACGATAGTTTGAACTACGACGATGAGCCAGTAATAGAGATTGGCGGTACAGAACAACCAGAAGCTGCAACGGGTGGTGGATCCGTTGGTGGTGGTCAAGCATCTGCATCTCCTTTTTTGAGGGGTTTAAGTTACACACCTACTGTACCTTTAGCTATACGTCCGACAGCACAGGCTAACTTTGCTGCGGGTTTGTTGGCCCCTGCCACGCCTGTGCGAGCTTCTGGTTTAATGAGTCCTAGTGTTTCTATGGATGCTCTAGGTCAATTACTTTTTAGGAATATGAAAGCATGACCTACTTAAACTTAGTAAACAACGTACTCAGACGGCTACGAGAAGACGAAGTAACTAACGTCTCTGAAAACACGTACAGCAAGATGGTGGGTGACTTTGTAAACGACGCAAAGGAGCTTGTAGAAACAGCTTGGGATTGGTCAGCGTTACGTACAACGCTTACGATTACTACGGCTGCTGACGACTACACGTACTCACTGACAGGTAGCGGTAACGAAGGCAAGGTACTAAACCTTATCAACGATACCTCTAACCTGACAATGCAGTACCAAACTCAAAACTGGTTTGACGACAAGTTTTTTGTACAGACTCCTGCCTCTGGCGCGCCTGAGTACTTTACGTACAACGGTGTAGACGGTAGCGGTGACACTCAGATTGACGTGTACCCTAAGCCTGACGGAGTGTACTCACTAAAAGCAAAGATGGTTCTTCGTAACGTACCTCTTAGTGCTGACTCAGATACACTGGCTATACCTAGCAGCCCTGTGATTCACATGGCGATTGCTCTGTTGGCCCGAGAGCGTGGCGAAACTGGTGGTACATCTACACCGGAGTACTTTGCTATTGCTGACAAACACCTGTCTGACGCTATTGCTTTAGACGCACAGAAGCACCCTGAAGAAACAATCTTCTATACACCGTAGGAATTACTATGGCACAACAGCTTCAAAGTATTAACCTAGTTGCTCCTGCGTTTCAAGGAATCAACACAGAAGACTCCCCTATTGCACAGGACACGTCTTTTGCTGAGATCGCAGACAACGCGATTATTGATCGTCAGGGTCGGCTAGCGTCACGCAAAGGCAACGACGTTGTTACCACGACCAAGACTGTCTTAGGTACTGATTACATACATAACATCCACGAGTTTTACGACAGTGCTGGTAACGAAGTAATCTTTAGCACTGGCAACAACAAGATTATGACAGGTACGACCACACTGGTTGACGCTACTCCAGCATCGTACACCATTACGGCTAACGATTGGAAGATTGTAAACTTTAACGATCATGCGTACTTCTTCCAGCGTGGCTACGAGCCGTTAGTTTACAGCAACAGTCTAGGTGCAGTGACCAAGATGACTGCTGTATCAGGATCGTCTGTAACGTCTGCCCAGTACTCTCACGAAGTGATAGCTGGGTTTGGTAGGTTGTGGGTTGTAGGTAACTCAACTAACGACACTACTATCTACTGGTCTGACTTGCTGGACGGTGACGACTTTAGTGGCGGCTCTAGTGGTTCTATCGACGTATCTAAGGCATGGCCTGCGGGGGCTGACAAGGTAGTAGCTCTAGCGGCCCACAACGGCTTTCTGGTGATCTTTGGGGAACACAGCATACTGGTGTACAGCAACCCTGAAACACCGGCTTCTATGGCCCTCTCAGACACCGTAGCGGGTGTTGGGTGCATAGATCGTAAGACAGTACAAAGTATCGGTACTGACTTGTTGTTCCTGAGTGACGACGGACTCAGAAGTTTAGGGCGTACTATACAAGAAAAATCGTTACCTATAACAGACCTGAGCCGTAACGTAAAACAAGATTTAATTTCAAAGCTGGCAGCTAAGACTAGCCCCGCTAGTTCTGTGTACAGCCCTGAAAACTATTTTTACCTGTTGTGTTTACCAGATAGCAACCTCGTTTATTGTTTTGATCTTAGGGGCCAGTTACAAAATGGATCGTTCCGCGTAACCAAGTGGCCTAGTGTCAACTTCAAGAGCTTTGCTAGGGATCGTAACGGTGACGTGTACATAGGCACAGTTGACGGGATAGGTACGTACAGTGGGTACGATGACAACAACTCGTCGTACGTCTTCCGGTACACAAGTCCCGGCCTAACCTTTGGCGATCCTTCTAAGATCAAGATACTCAAAAAGATTAGACCAACGATTGTTGGCGGAAATGACGCTGACATTGTTCTTAGTTGGACGTACGACTTTTCGGTTCAAGCGAATACGTCACGTTTTAGAGTAGGTTCTTCAACACCGGGATTCTACGGCGAATCAGAGTACACAGAAGTAGAGTTTACGTTAGGTGATTTGATTAGTCGTAAAGGAATAAACACTACTGGTTACGGGTCTGTAGTTTCTGTGGGTTTACAAACAGAAGTAAACGGAAACGCTATCTCCCTACAGGAAATGAATGTACTAGCACTAATAGGTAAAACACTATGAACGATTTTTTAGAGCAACTTTTAGGAATAGGCGGGGCCGTAGGCGGTGGTCTTCTTACTAAAGAAGCCTATGATCGTCTTGAAGATATAGGCGAACAAGCTGTCTTAGGCACTACTGTAGACGGACAGCGTATTCCCGGTGCGTTGGAGATGGCTGAACAGGCTCTAGAACTTTCTCAGTTCAGGCCGTTTACTGTCACTTCAGCTACTGGTGGCCGGTTCGGTGTTACACCACAGATAGACCCAACCACAGGGGCTGTTACAGGGACAGGCGCAGAGCTTGCAGTGTCTCCTGAAGAGCAGGCGTTGCAGACTGGACTCTTCGGTGGCGCTGAACAGTTCTTTGGACAGGCCATGACGCCTACAGCACAGCGTGAACAAGAAGTATTTAACCGTATTCGCGCAACACAGACCGCTGAAGAAGAACGTCAGCGTCTTGCTTTAGAAGAAAGACTAGCTAGCCAAGGCCGTTTAGGTGTACGTACTTCTATGTTTGGTGGTACGCCAGAACAGTTGGCTCTCGCACAGGCTCAAGAAGAAGCTAGAAACAGAGCTTCTCTGATGGCAATGCAGCAAGCACAGGCAGAACAAGCACAACAAGCCTCTTTGGGTTCACAGTTGCTGGGTGCCTCTTACGTACCACAAGCCCAGATGCTGAACGTACAGCAAGCTGCTCAGTTGTTCCCACAGTTGCAGCAACAGGCTCAGTTGTTCGGTGCTGGTCAGTTCGGTGAGACTCAAATGACTGGTCTGGAAGCTAGACTGATTGCAGAACAAGCACGGGCTAACCTGTTGGGTAGCCTTGGTTCAGGTATTTTAGGTGGTTTGTTTACCCCAGTAGCTACTAAGGGAGGCGGTGTTAGTTCCTTGCTTAGTGATTTGTTGACAGGAGGCTAAGACCCATGGCTAGATTTTCACAGGCGTTTTTACAAGGGTTGCTCCAGCCTACTTACCAGCAGGGTTTGTTCGAGGCTGCGCGTGGGTTAGGTCAAACTCCCGGCGTTATGCGTATGCAGCGGGAGGAGGAAGATAGGCAAAAAGGAATGTTAGGCGGTACTATTGCTTTACAAAAAATGGCTGAAGCTGGTGAAGTTACCGAAGAAATGTTAAAAGAATATTCAGGGAGTATGCAGGCTCTAGGTGTAGACCCTGAAGATATTCTTCGTACTGTTTCTGAAGCAAGAGCAACTTCCAAAGGAGCCTTAGATCAAGAAGCTGTCACAGAGGTTACTCGTATTCAATCTGAACTCAGAGAGTTAATGTCTGATCCTAACGCAGACCCAAGTACTATCTCTATTCGACGAGCTGCTCTAGAAAAAGAGCTACTGGCTGCTGCCCGTAATTTACCTTTCTCGCAACAACAACAGCTTGAAGGTTTTGCTGCAGGTTTAGAAGCTACTCTTGAATCACAAAAAAATGCAAGGGAAGCTGTTGAAAGAGAAAGGGCAAAGTTTGACGAATGGCTTGCTGATGCAGAAATAAGAGATATAAACAGAGATTTTGCAAAACAAAGATACCAAGACTATATTGAGAATGATGTTATTCGTCAAGCTAACAGAGACAAAGCAACGTTAGAGGGTTTAAGCAGAAGTGCTTCAGCAGCTTACGCAAGAGGAGGCGAGGAAGCTAAAGACCAGTGGCTGGCTCAAAATCCCGGTAAAGAAGATGTATGGAAAAATGCTGTGGATCAGCAAATACTTAATAACGCTCGCGTAGCAGAGGCTAAAGACAACGTACTTAAAACTAATTTTTCGTATACTGAAGAAAACTAAGAGAGTTAGGTTTTTCTGACGCAGATATAGAAGTAATTAATGCAATTAAAAGTAATCAATCAAAAAACGAGGCTGTTGTCAAAATGTTGGTTGCTAAATCTACAGCTGGTGAGCTTCCGTCTGCACAAATGGCAACTATATTTTCTAAAGCAGCCGAACAACGTATCATGGAAGAAAACGATTTAAATCCTAGAAGAGAAGACGAGCTAGCACAGATAAAAAGTCTGGCTGCACAGTTAGGATTAAAGGCTGCTCAACAGGCACAAAAAACAGGCCAAGTAGAAGACGGATTTCGTTTACTCTCCGCGTACCAAAAAGGTTCAAAGATTCTTGAAATGACAGATCTAAAGGTAACAGATACTGGCGGTACACCTGACGGTAAAACTGGGTCAGAAAGTGAAATGGATGCGTTTATTACTGAGTCTATGAGTCGATGAGTTACAAAAAACTAACGCAACTCTTGCAGATAAAACAAGATGCCTTAGACCGAGGCGATCAAGAAACTGCAGACAAAGCACAGGGATTTATTCTGTCTCTTTCAGAAGAGTTAGGGACGCCTGCTGAAAAAACAAAAGGCTTATCTGAAAAAATTGTTTCAACCGAAACAGAAGAACGCCAAGCGTACAACAAAAAAGTAGAGCAGTCTAAGCAACTAACCGACATAATTAACCGTGCAGAAAAAGAGTTAGATCAAGAAACTTTAGACAAAGCACTGAAGTTTAAACTTGAAGTAGACCAAGACATCAGGAACTTTGAGGGTATTACAGACGATGTAGTTGGCGCTTCTCTGGCCTTAACAGAAGGTCTTACTGCTGGTGTAGTAGGCGAAGAAGTAGCTTCGTACATTAACTCTAAAATTACAGGAGTGCCTTATCAAGCAACGCTGGATATGTACAGAAACTACGAGGAAAGTTTTGCGGAAGCTAACCCTCAACTTGATTTAACTCTGCGTGTTGCTGGTGGTGTAATGCCGTCTGCTATGTTAGCAAAAACATTAGGCGTTGGTAAAACATTTGCTGGTGGTTTTGCTAGACAAGGTGGTTTAACAAGTGCTGAAATGGGTACTTACAGCTTCATGGAATCTGAAGGGTCTGCAGAACAACGAGCAGAAGCTGTTGCAGAAACTTTTCAGAACCCGTTAGTCATGGGTATTTCTTTGTTGGCTGGTGGTCTTGGTGGTATAGGTGGTCGTTCTGTTGGTCGAATAGAAAAAGTACAAAAAGAACTAACAGAGGCTGCAACACAAGAAGCTCAACGTGTTAGAGCAGTGGCTACAGGACGCGGAGAGACAGCAACCACAGACGTTATAAACGAAGTACAGCCCGTAATGGATCGTATTGCTCTTAATCACTACAACACGACAGGTGAGATGCTGTCTGGTCCTGCGCTGGGACTGGCTTACCGACAAGCTGCTGAAGAAACAGGCGTAAACGTAGGGTCTATTATACGTAGTGAAATGGCTAAAGGTGGCAAACGTTCATCTCTAGACTACCGTGGTCAAAATATTGATGACGTTAGAAACAGAGTTAAACTCAACGCAGGCAAAACAGGGTTTACTCCTGAAGCTATTGCTGCTAGGAAAAGGAATTTTGTAATTAATTTTTACGAGGACAAAATGCGTCCTCTTGTTAACGTTGCTAGAGAAAGAGTAGGTGACACCTTTGGTGGAAACATGCAAAGACTTGCTACCAAAATGGCGCAGCAGCAACAGTCTTTTGAAGAAGTGTTTAACAGTAGACCTGTTATTGCTTTTGCCCGAGAATTAGAAAACGATTCAACGGGTGTACTTAAAAAGACTATTGCAAACTTTTCTAACTCTAACCTAGCACCAGAAGTAAGACAACAACAGTTTGAGTTGTTTAAAGAAAGTATCAGTAAACGAGGCTTTGAAGGATACGAAGCGTTGATGAAAATTCGTCGCGCGCAGGAGAATGACTACCGTACGTACGTGTGGCGAGGTTTGCCTGAAGATGATATGTACATGCCTTCTCGTGCGTTAACGCCAGAAAAGCCTAGTATTCGTATGCGTCGTGCGTTTTCTAAACGATCTGCAGATGAAAACTTACAGGAGAGAAGCCGTGGTTATCTAAGTGCCGCCGAAGCTAAAGAGCTATACGAAAACCCTCTTGTTGTTTTAAAAGATAAGATGACTAGGGATGCGGCAACAATCGAAATGCACCGTACTTTTGGTATTCAGAACGCAAGCAACAGACTAAAACAAAAAGCTACAATTACTGAACGTAACATTCAAGAAGAGTTAGCTGAAGGTCGGTATTCGTTCCAAGAACTAAAAGAAACGCTAAAGAAAGAAGGCGCGCAAGAACAGACAAGAGAAGTTGCTGATGAACTCCTTAGTAGTTTGATTGTTAACGGAAGTAAAGGCCCAGACACTTGGATAGCTAACGCTAGAAAACTGGGGTACGTGGGAACTATTGGAAACCCGTACTCTGCGTTTTTAAACTTAGGCGACCTCAGTAATTCTGTAGTCAACTACGGAGCCAGTAACACCGCTGATGCTGTTGTTTCTTTTTTAACTAGAAGAGGACAAACAGTTAACACTGCAGATGTTGGTTTAGCAAGGCAAGCAACCGGAGAATTTTTAAGAGAAGGTGCTACTAAGTGGAACCGCAGATTTAACGACATGTCTGAAATTACGTTCAAAGCGTCTGGCTTTCAAGCGGCAGACATGGCTGGTAAGAACGTTTCGTTAACTGCTGCTGTAAACAGAGCAAAGCAAAAAATAATAGACGGTACTTTGGACGCTGAGTTTTCTTGGTTGTTTGGTCCTACTGAAATGCGCCTACTTAAGCGTGACTTGTTAGCCAACAAGAAAACACAAAGAGTCAAGGAGCTTGCGGCTGCAGAGCTTGCTAGAATTCAGCCTTCTGATTTAGCCCAGATGCCTAAGTGGTACTTAGATCATCCGCGCGGTCGAATTTTGTACATGCTCCGCACGTTTGGTTTAAAACAACTACAACAAATAGAGAACTTGGTGTACAACACTTACAAAGAAGGTGTTAAAAACAAAGACAACAAGAAAAAAGCAGAGGCTGTGAAGAACGCACTTGCTTACTTAACTATTGTTGGTGGTGGTAACGTACTGTTAAACGAACTACGTCAGCCAATAATGAAGAGAGAAGCGTTTGAAATGGACCACATGCAAAAGTACGCTGCAGATTTTGCTCTAAGTTTAGCGTCTGTAAATACTCTTAGTACTTACAACATTGGCAGACTTGCAGAGAAAGATGCAATACCTCTATTGTTAAGCGTTATGCCTGCACCAGTTTCAGGGTCAATAGACATTGTTGAAGACTTAACGGGTCTAGTAACCGGAGAAGATGACTTAGAAGAAGTAATCTTTGAGGGCCGAGGAATACGATGGTTGCCGTTTATGCGTGTAGCCCAACCTTTCTTAGAAGAAGAGTTTTACTAAGGACTAACCAATGAAAGACAAAGACCACACTGTATCGTATACATCTATAGACTATCACTCTATGTGTGAGAAGTCAAAGAACCGCATCAAGCAAATGCAGAAGGAAGGAATACCTACGTCCCACGATCCTAAAGACAAGCCAGAGGACGTATCAGAGAGAAAAGGAGGATACTCTATCCTCTTTATGTGACGCGCTGTGAAGCGCCAAGGAGGAAGCTATGAAAAACATAGCTCTAGCACTGTTGGCATCAGTGACCCTAACTGCCAGTGCAGGTACTGTACCTAGCCACTTAGTTCAAACGGCTCAGGTCAGCAACAACGAGGTAATCTTTGGAACTCAACGTACATCGTTCAAGATTATTCACGATTGTTACCTGTACCTTTCTAGTAAATCTGTGGTGGACATCAAGCCACTACGTTCCAAAAAGAAACTAAGTACCACAGACTCCCTAGTTATCACCGTTGATGGTAACAAGAAAGTCTGTGGTATAGATCAGATAGAAGAACTGCCTACTTAAAGTTCGCAGTTGTTTCCAGTACAGGCCAGTTGTTGTGACCCTTCAGTCATATCGCTGGCCTCTTCTATATCCCACGATATTTCCTTCGGGAACTCCTTCACCAACTGGTTGTACGTCTTCTTGTCCACCGGCTCGTACGGTGCCTGTTGGTACGTGTGGTCTGAGTACGGCAAGAAGCTAATGCCTGACACCTTGTCAAACTTGTTGTACAACCACTGTCCTACCTCCAAGAACTCGTCGTCCCTGTAGTAGCACGTCATGGACGGCTTGTGTTCGCACCACTCGTCCTGATATATCTCCCACAGTTCTAACTGCTCCATAGCACCCATCTCTGAGGCTGTCACAGCGCCGTCAGGAGACGCGATAGGGAAGCTAAATACCCGTGTACTGGGTGACATCACATCGTCCTCTACAGGGACACCAGCGGCCTCTAGGACGGTGCAAAGCGGGTCGCGAGCATCTGCACGTACACGTCGAATGTATTGAGCAGAATAACGAGGATGGATACCAGAAGCAGAATCGACCAACTGACTAACAGTGCCTGAAGGCTTAACAGCAGTAATGGCTGTAGATACGTTAATGCCCAACCTATCAGCCCACTCTGCATTAGTTTTAACTGCTTCTGCTCGCATGGCTCTGAGCCACTTCTTGAGTTCATTCTTGTCTCCTCGTCCTGACAGCATGGGATGATCCATGATACCAGTAAGACTAACACCAAGCAGTGCTTCGTCTTCTGTGTTTACTTTCCAGATGTTTCGCAGGTATCTGAAGTCAGTCAGGGTAGCCTGTAGAGTTCCAAGGATAGTCGCAATGCGTACTTTTCGTTTGAGGTCTGCGAGCGTATCGGTTGACCGGACAACAACCTCCGATAGATTGCAGAATTGATAGGGACGGAGGATGATTTCACTACATGGATTAGTTCCAAAATCGTAAGTAGCATCTCGTCGCTCGTTTCTTGCAGCTTGCTTTTGACTAGCCACTCTAGAAAAGACGCCTCGCTCTCCGGATCGGGATTCGTAAAGGCTTGTCCACTCATTCAAAAATGCCTCAAAGTCTGGCTTCTCTGTGTAACACGCAGAGTTGTTAGCTAATCCTCGTTGGGGGTTATCTACCCACCACTGACCGTGCTTACACCGTCGAAGTCTGTCGTCTGTGAGGTTACTGAGGCTGATGAGTGCTGACCTTCTGACTCCTCCGACGACGACGATTTGAGCAATCTTGCAGCAAAGATCGTGGCATTCAACGGAGCTAAGTCTTCGGCCAGCCGCAGCTTGAAAGAGGTCAACTGTGAATCGGAACAGTTCGAGCAAAGGCTCTGGACCCGATGCTCTACCGCCAAAAACTCTGAGCGGGGAACCTGCAGGTCTAACTCGGCTAGTATCCCATTGGGGAATTTGACCTGAATACAGCAGTGATACCAACTCCCTAAACGATTTCGCCCATCCGATCTTCGAATCTGCCACATTAATAACTGTGTCGGTTGCATGGAATGTCTCCGCTACTTCTGGTAACTTTTGTACGTACTGCCGTTCAACACTGAAGCCCACACCAGTACCACACATCAAGACGTACATCATCTCGTCGAATGCTTTGGGGTGGTCGATCGGTAAGTAGCTACAGTTAAACCCAGCTACGTTGTCACGGTCCAGTGCCTCGCCAGCGGTCATCAACGCTCGCATAGATGGCATGACATCCAGATCGTGTACAGCCTTGAACACTTCCTTGTGTTCTTTTTCAGGCAGCTTCTCCCCCCAGTAATCTACGTAACGACTTACTGTCTCTTCCCAAGACTCACGGCGTTGCTCTGCTGGCAAGTACCGTGCGTATCTCGACTTGTGTATGTACTGTTGATATGCGTCCATTAAGTTATCCCTAGTGTCTCGTTAATTATTGCCTGTGCTGCCATCTGTAGTAACATGTAAACCCCGTCCGGGTACTGCTCGTTAGACGCAACTTCAAACACCTCACCGTCTTCGTACATCACGACGGCAACCTTGACCACCCTACCTTCTTCTTCGTACTGAAGCGCCTTGGCTGCAAAGGCAGCTAGGAACTCAGACGTGGTAATCTCTTTCTCTTTGTTACCGAACTTTCCTTCGACAACTTTCACGAGTCTAACTCTTCGATTAACCAACCAAGGTACACCCGTGCTTTCTTCAGATCCTCTAAACCGTTCTTGTACTCGTACCTCCAAAGGTACTTCAAGCAGTTACCCTTGAGGTAACCCTTGTACTCTTGCGGGTGCATGGAAGCCTTGATAGCTTGGATAGCTTCGATGGCTCCACGGTTGTAGTGGTCTGGTTGTGTTACAGGATTGTGGTTGTCTTCTGGGTGGTACAGTTTACCGTACGCTGTTTTACTAGACTTGTTCCACTCTTCGGGTGTAGCCGAATCAATACTCATCTTCGTAGTACTCCTCGTCCTGCTCTTCAAACTCTTCGTAAAAGAAGTCCAGACGTTTGATGAGCTTGTCTTCAAAGCGGTCTAAGATTTCGTGGGCTGATATTTGTAGAGCTTCTAGAAGATCGTCCGGATCGTAGAACCGCAACAATCGCTCTTTAGTTTCTTCTAGTGTCAGAGACATAATCGACTAATTCCTTGAGCGTATTCAGATCGTACCACAGAATGTGATTTTTGTCACACCATTGGGCCATAGTATTTTTGGTACTTTTACTCACTTTTTGTTTAGGGTTCATCAGAACAAATATTAACTCTTCGTCTTCAGCTAAACACTTCTTTACGGAGCGGTACTTCTGCGTGTCCCCTGCCCGAAAGTACCCTTTACATTCAATGTAGTACGTAACTCCTTCTCTCTCGTACACAAAATCTGGTGTGTAGACACGCTCGATTCTGTACGGGACTTGGCACGACTCGTACGTAAAACCAAATGGTTGTAACTGCTGCGCGACATCCTTCTCAAACTCCGACCTGAACTTACCTAACTTCGATTTCCGGGACTTGCGGTTCATTGACTACCTCGACTAAGTAACGTGGACCGTTGGCGTAGGCGAAGCCCCTGACGTTAGGCCAACAAACTTTCTTGTAAGAGCAGTAAGAACATCCTACTGCCAGCTTCTTGTTGCCACCCTTGCCGTCTTCAACAGCTTCGTAGCAATGCTCTGGTGGTTCTTCTTGTTGTACGACTTCTTTGATGTGTTCGATTCGTTCTTCGATGTCGTAAGAGATTGTGGGGTGGACAAAAGACTGTGTGTCTTCCGTGTCGTACATGAGGTACGTCAGGTGTCCGTTCTGTTTGTCCATCGCTAGCCAACCAAAACGGCTGTCTCCTCCCTCTGAATGTGCATAACCTTTAATTTGAGCAACGTAACCAAACGGGTCGTCAAGAGCCATACTTCCATCCTTGAATTTCTTAAACCCAAAAGTGGACACAGACTTAACATCAGTGACAACGCCATCAATCTTACAGTCCATAGACCCTGTAATACCCGAAACCTCACACCTCTTTTGTTCATCAGTAACCTCGTGTCCTGACAGTCTAGTTAAAAACAACAACAGTTCTTCGATCAAGTGTCCGTACATAAACTTGACGTAAGTGTTGGGCGGTAGTTCTTCCGACACGTCCGGGTTGTTCACTGAGTTCCA